CAAAGAGACGTTAGAGCGGCGGGGGCACATTGCAGTGAGGATTCGATTTGCACGTGAGCGAGGCATTTCGCTGTGATCGCGCCGAGATCTCCCCTGATTGGGAGGAGACTCCCGAGGGGTATCTGCGCATCAAGGCGACCTTTGCCCGCACCGGCCTGCAGCGTTATCGCCGCCAGGACGGCACCGAAGCAATCGAATATCGGCCAGAGGAAGAGGTTTCCAAACAGGACGCCCTGCTCTCTCTGGCCAATCTCCCAGTCACCCTGGAGCACCCGCCCGAGCTGCTGACACCTGAGACGTGCCGGGAGTATCAGCGGGGCCACACTGGCTCGATGGTGGAGTATCGCTCCCCCTTCGCACTTGGTTTCGTCACGGTCACCGATCGTGAGGCAATCGATGCTGTGAAGCGAGGCGATGCCCGCGAGGTCAGCGTGGGCTACCGGGTGAAATTCGACGCCACACCCGGCGTCACGCCCGACGGCCAGCGGTACGACGGCGTGCAGCGGGAGATCTCTGGAAACCACGTCGCGATTGTGCGAAAGGGCCGTGCTGGCCCTGACGTGCGGCTGCACATGGATTCCGCTACCGCCGTTGATCCATTCCCGGCCGACGGCCCATCACAACCCCACCAGGAGGANGACATGACCGCTGTGGCTGCGCTCAGCAATGCCACCGAGGCCCTCGCTTCTGCCCTGTCGGCCACGGTTCGCGCCGATGCCAAAGGCAAGAAAGNTCCCATGCCCGCCATGGAAGACGAGGACGTTCGGGAAGGCAGCGAAGAAGAGCCCGATGACGAAGAAATGATGGAGGAGGACGAGGAAATGGACGGCGGTGGCGCCGCCAATCTCGGCTCCTACAAAGCCACCAAGAAAGATGGTGGCAAGGGCATGGTGCCCAAGGCCATGTACGACAAGGCCTGCGCCGAGCGTGATGACGCCATCGCGGCCCATGAGCGTGACCTTGGTCGCCTCGATGCGCTGATGGAGCGCCTCGATTCGCTCGAGCAGGAGATCGACAGCCGCACGGATGCGCCAGACATCGACATCGATGCCCTGGTGAGCTCCCGCATCGAGCTGATCGATCGGGCTACGGCCATCACTGGTGATCGCCCGACCTTCGACGGGCTGAGCGATCGCGAGCTGATGATCGATGCCCTGGCCCAGGTGGGCATCAACACGGAGCGATTTGAGGGGCGCTCCGATGACTATGTGGCGGCCACCTTCGACGCCTACGCCGAGCAGGCCTCTGGCCGTGTCGACAGCGCCGACCCCCTCACTGCCGCCCTCGGCGGCATCCCCGCCGGCTCCGACGGCCAGGACGCCGCCCGTGAGCGCATGATCCGCGCCCAGCAGGAAAACTCCCGCCAGGCGCTCACCGTTACCAAAGGAGCGTGATCACCATGGCCCAAACGTTTACTCCCACTGCTGTCACCTCCGGCGAGGGTGCGCAGCTCAACTACCCCCTGCAGCTGGATCGGGGTCTCCCCGGCCAGATCGCTGATCTGTCCCTCAGCCGCGTCATCACCGGCGCGAATGAGACCGGNGCGGTGCTCGCCTTTGGCGTGCCTGTGAACGCCAACTCCGCGGGCGTGCTGGCCAACAGCTGCAAGCTCGCCACTGCTGCTGGCGCCATTCTCGGCATCAGCGTGCGCAGTGCTGTCCACGAAAAAGTGGGCATCCCCGCCCCTGGTGCGGCCCCCTCCTACACCGAGGGCGTGCCTGACCTCAAGGCGGTCAACATCCTCACCGGCGGCACAATCTACCTCGAGGTGATGGAAGCGGTGGCCCCTGGCGACACCCTCCGCTTCCACAAGTCCGGCACCCATGCCGGCAAGTGGGGCAAGACCGCCTCAAACGGCAACACCCTGGCGCTGGCTGCCGGCGGCTGGGTGATTCGCAAGTCCGGCGCTGCCGGCCAAGTGCTGGCCCTGGAGATCAACTCTCCCGCCCAGCTCACCTTCACCGCTGACGCCTGAGGAGGGCCCTGACAATGACGGTTCGCATGGACAACGCTTCACCTGGGGTCTTTCTCCAGCGTGAGCTCGAGCACATTCTCCCCAAGGTCTACGAAAAGACCTATGCGGAGATCCCTTACACCCGCATCATCCCCGTTTCCAACGAGGTGCCAGAAGGTGCGGAAACCTACAAGTACGAGATCTACGACGCCGTTGGCGAGTTCGATCTGATCTCGGACTTCGGCGACGATCTGCCCACCTCAGACGTGCGGCGTGGCGAGATCGTCAACACGATCCGCAACTTCGCTGGCAGCTTCAAGTACACCACCGAAGAGATCCGCAAGGCTCAATTCGCCAAGGTGTCCCTGGAGCAGCGCCGCGCTGACGCCGTNCGCGAATCCTATGAGCGCCGNGCCAACAAGGTGGCCCTGTTCGGCTACCCCGGCACCGGCCTCAAGGGNTTCTTCAACCACCCGGTGGTGGACAAGGTTGTGGTGACCGGTTCGTCCAACGACGGCTGGTTTGACGGCTCTGCCGCCACGCCGGACACCATGCTGGCGATCCTCAATGAGGGCATCACCTATCAGGTGAACTCCTCAAAGATGGTGGAGCGCCCCGACACGATGCTGCTCCCTTACAGCGTCTACCGGAAGGTCAGCACCCAGCGTCTTGGCGAAGGCTCGGACACCACGGTTCTGGAGTATTTCCTGCGCACCAATCCCTTCATCACGCAGGTCGAGCCCATCAACGAGCTCGATCCGACCAACTCCGGCGGTGCTCTCACCGCGCCCCGGATCGTGATCTACAAGCGGGATGCCGGGAAGCTGCAGTTCCACGTGCCCATGCCGCTGAAGTTCCACCCCCCGCAGTCGCGGAACCTGGCGTGGAGCGTGCCGGCTGAGGCCAAGCTCGCAGGCGTGGCCCTCTACTACCCCAAATCCATCACCTACGTCGACAAAGGCTGACCCTGATGACCCTCGCCATCGCCTATACCCCTGAGCTGGCTGATCCCATCCTCGCCAACGTTGCTGGCGGCGCGGTTGTGATTGCCTTTCCTGGAGAAGAGAAGAGCCTGGTTCTCAACCCTGGCAACAACTTCAACATCGACCAGGCGCTCTGGCAGCGAGCCCAGGAGCTGCCCAGCGTTCGCGAAATGCTGGAGCAGCGCCTGGTGGAAGAGATCGACCTCTCCGCCGAGAAGGTCGACGAGACCCCGGCCGCGGCCGTGGTGTCGATTGCCAAGACCGAGAAGCGGGCTGCTTTGCGGCTGATTCACCACAGCCGCGAAGTTGCTCAGCTGTCGGCCTGGCATGACGCAGACGAGAGGATGGAAATCCGCAACGCCTGCAAGAGGAGGATTGCCGAGATTGAGGAGGGCAACGGATGACGTTGACCAAACCGATCAATGGATTTCCTGGTTCCCCATGGGAACCGATGCCGCAATGGCTTCCTGCTGACACCCGAGGGCCAAGGGCAGGCGTTTTACGTCTCCCGGTCCATCCCAGGCGACGACCCAACAGTCGCCTGACTGTATGCCTCGCCTGCTGATCATGGCAATCCCCAGCCGCTCGCAATTCCTGGCCCGGTTTCCGGAGCTGGCGATTCATCCCGACACCGTTGTGGATGGATCGCTGGCCCTGGCCGGCCGGGTCTGCGGTGAGGAGATCTGGGGATCACTTCATGACGACGGGGTCGCTTACTACGCCGCGCACCTGGTCACCCTGCGTGTTCGGCAGGTGGGCGCCTCCGTCAACCAGCCCACCGCAGATCCAGCCGGCGACGGTGTGATGAGCACCTTCTACGGCCAGCAGTACGAGGCCCTGCGCCTCACCCTTCCGCTCACTGGCTTCGTGGTCTGATGACGCTTCCAGTTGCCGCCTACGCCCCGTGGGGTAACGCCGAACTGACCTTCACCGTCAGCGGCGGGACCATCACGACGGATCCGGCGACTGGGAACCCGATCGCCAGCACGGTCACCCTCGAGTACCTGGCGGCCCTCAACCTGTCGGGCCCGGATTGGCAAAAGGTGGATGGTGTTGACACCACCCTCTACCGCTGCAAAGGGCGGCTTCTGTCGCCCAGCACGTTGGATCCACGGATCACCAACGGCAGCAAGGCCGCGGCAGTGATCAACGGCTACACCGGCCGTTTCGAGCTGGTCTTCGATCTGGACATGGATGCGGAGGCCTACTCCACCATCCGCCAGTCGATCACCGGCACGTTCCGGGTGGTGGGTGGCAAGCAACTGCCGCCGCCGCCGGCGCCGCCGACAGAAGAAGAGGAGGCCTGAGTCATGCCACTGGACCTGCGGATTGATGACGCCCTCAACGAGGCCTGGGACGACCTCTCGGCCTACATGGGTCGCCGCTTCACAGCGGAGATCACGGCGGAGAAATGGGACTGGCCCCGCGATCCCTCGCCCCGGGACATCGTGGACACGGGCAACCTGCGGCGCAGCCTGCGGATCACCCGTGGGGTAAACCAGCAGCAGCTGGAGACCTACTTCGACTGGACCGCGCCCTATGCGGCGACGGTGCATGACGGAGCGGTGTTCAAGGCCACGGATGCCGAGGGCAATGCCCGGAGCATGCCGGCCCGGCCGTGGACTAGACCCGTCCTCTACGACCGGGCCAGCCTGGCCCGGTACTTCCAGGCGCGCTTTGCCCTGGCGATGCGGCGGAGGGCTGGGCAATGACCGCCCCTGTGCTCTTTGGTGCCACTGTCCCCCAGCTGAGGCAGGCCCTGCTCGATCTGTTCGGCAGCGAGCTCGGCACCTACACCCTGCCTGATGGCAGCACCCAGCCGGCCGTCTTTGTGGTCGGAGCTCAGCAGGTGCCGCCGGATTGGCGGGTGAGCGGCATCGAATGCGTGCTGCTCAACCCACCCCCCTTTCAAAGCCTGGGGGGAGTCGGAATGCTCAAGGCCAATCGGATCTGGACGCTGCAGTTTCGCTGCTACGACACGGATCAGGACCTTGGCGCCGTTCAGCTGCTGGCGTTCAGGGCCTGGCCCTGGGCCTCGCCCCGCAGGTTGCCGGCGACCGACGACACCTACGAACAGCTCACCTACGAGCTGAGCGACCCCGTTCTGATCACCCCCCTCTAGGAGGACACCATGGCCGATTTTGCGATCGGTGCAGCTTTCCACAAAGCTCACCGCACCCTCGTGCGGGCAGTGCCGTTGCAGGCCCCCCGCCGACTGTTTGCCACCCGTAGCGCCGCGGGCTTCATCACCCTGCCGGCTCTGCCCCCAGGGCAGGGTTACATCGAGATGCAGGGCGTCACGCAGGCATCCTTCCAGGTGGACGACCAGGACCAGGAGTTTCGCCTGATGGGCGACGACGGCTGGTCTGACTCGGTGACCACCGGCAGCCGCGTGCGCAGCTCGATGCGCAGCTACTTCATCAAGGACATTGAAATCGGCGCAGGTGGCCCCACCTTCCGCGGCGATTACTCGGAAGACTTCTCCCTGATCGAACGCACCCGCGGCGACAAGGAGTTCGAGATCTACTTCGAGCTGCTCAAGGAGATGGGTCGATCGGAGGGCAGCACCGGCGACTACATCTACGACTACGCCGGCTTCAACGGCGTCATCCGCAACTACAACGATGGTGGCGCCGCTGAAGGCCTCTCCGAGATCAGCTTCGACGTGATGAGCCGCGGCCGGCCGGTCTTTGGCCGTTACAACGCTGGCCCGAGCGCGCTGACGATTGGCCAGATCCAGTCCAGCCTGCTGTTCCTGGTGAATGGCACTCGTCAGGCTGCTGTGGTGCCTGCTGACAACGCCAGCGCCGTGGCGGTTGGCGACAACATCACCGTGACCTACACCAGCAACGGCAGCCTTGCGCTGGAGCAGCTGGCCCTGGGCCTCGGTGGTGGTGGCTTCCAGCTGGAGCTGGCTTCCAGCGGTCTAATCATCCCTGCGACGGTCAGCCTCGGCGGCGCTGGCACCAACGTGGTGACCATCAACCCGGCTGCAGACCTTGCCGCTGGCACCATCTTCCGCCTGCGGGTGGCCGATGGGGCGATCACCCAAGCGGTCGATGCCAATGGCACCGCCTCCGCTCTGGGCGTTCGCCGGCCTCTGCAGGGCTTCACCAGCACCTTCCGCACGGCCTGATCCCCATCGCCGTAATGCACGAGCAGACCGGGCCCTGGCAACACCAGGGCCTTTCTGCGCAGTTCTTCCCGGTGCTGCGCGATTTCAGCGAAAGGGTGTTCCTCATCCATGCCCACCTGAGCGGCAGCCAGATCAGCGCTGCTCTACTGGTGGTCGACGGCTTTGTCGAAGATGGATGGTTGACCGTTTCCGATACACCAAGCCTGTCCGGCTTGCGATTTGATGTTCAACTTCCAGCGGAAGTGATCGGTCAAGCCGAGCGCTACAAAGGCTATGACGTTGTGCTGCCAGTTAAGCCTTCATGAGTAGCAAAGAACTCCTGTTTGAGACGTTCAGCTACGAACACGAAACGATCGGCAAGCTGCGATTTCGGCGTTACCGCGATCTGCTCGGCGGCGAGGCCGCAGAGATGGAGGCCCTGCAGCGGCAGATGACCCAGGCCACCTTGCAGATGATGACCCTGGCCAAGCGGATCAGCGACGGCCAAGGGATCAAGTTTGAAGAGGCCCTGGAGGTGCTGGCCAACGGCAACATCAAAAATGCCAGCTACCTCGGTGAATACGCCGAGGAAGCTTTCATGCTGATCACCTCGCTGCCAAATCAATCCCGGATTGACGACGAGATGATCACCCTGTTCATCGCCTCCCGGGCGGAGATCGAGGGAGACAACGGGTGGGAGGGGTTTGCGGACTGGACCATCGAGGACACCCGCCGGCTGCCGCAGAAATTCCGCGCCCGGATCCGCCAGTTCATTGACCAGGAGCAGGAGGGCGAGCCGGCCCCGTCAGAGAAGCCGGCAAAGGGGGGAAAAGCTTTGCCCGCAAGCTGAGCGTCGACGCTCAGATCGCTCAACTGCGGGCCAGCCTCCAATCGCCTCCGGTGGACTGGAATGAGGTCTACATCGCGCTCAACTGCACCGGCTTCTCAGACCCCCGCTTTCATGCGGCCAACTTCAAGAACCAGCCCTGCCGGCACATCTTCAAGGTGCTCGAGTCGGTGCTGCGCCGTCAGCGCGAACGGATCAATTCCGAATCGGTGACCACCGGTCGGCTGGCGCAAGTTGTGCAGACCGCCGCCTCGATGGGCAAGGCGCAGTCGACGCTGTCCGACTGGTTGCCCTATGACATCGAAACCGATGACGGCCGGCCGCGGCTTTCGGCAGAGGCTGCCAAGACGCTGCGCGATTTGGTGCGATCAAGGGCCCTGCCCATGCCTGTGATGGCATTCCTGATGGAGGACCTCAAGAGTGCAGATCTACTCGCCTGAAGCGCAGCCACAATGACCAGAAGGTAGAGACCAGGTGGAAGGAATCAGCCTCGGCTCAGCGTATTTGCGGCTCTATGGAGACCGCTCGGCGTTGGATCGTGAGCTGGAGAAGCTTAAGCGATACACCGACCTGCTGGAAAAGCAGGGGATCAAGGTCAAGTTCGATGCTGACACCGGCCGCGCCACGCGGGAGGTCGATGCGCTTCAGAACCGGCTCAGCGGCCTCAACGGCATGCTGCAGCAGGTGGGCCAGGGCCTGCGGGGTGGCGGATGGGATGACCTCGCCAAGACCCTTGGCGGGCTGAAGGGCCAGGCCGCGGCTGGTGCTGGCGCAATGGGCCAGATGGGCGGCGCCCTCGGTGGGGCGGCTGCAATGGCCGGCAAGGCGCTGCCGATGCTGGGGCAGCTGGGCATGGCCGCGATGGGTCTGCAGGCGATCTTCACCGGGGTCTCTGGTGCCGTGAACTCAGTTCTGCAGCCGCTGCAGAACCTGGCGCGGGAGGCCGGCCGCTTCAACCAGCAGGTGGCGGAAGGGTCGATTTTCACCGCGCAGAGCTTTGCGGTGCTGGGCCCTGACGGGAAAGCGATCGAAGGGACCGCCAACCAGATGCGCGCTCTCAGGAGCACGATCGCCAAAGAGTACAAAGAGATCCAGAAGGAGGTCGCCCAGATCTCCGGCGCCACCGCTTCTGAGATCTACGAAGGCTTCAACCTCATCCTGCAGAACAGTTCTGCGTTGGGTAAAGACGGGGAAAATCTCAGCAAGGTTCGCAAGCTGAGTACGCGGCTGGCGGCCGGCATGAACACCCTGGGAATCCCTGGGGCTCAGTTGCGATCGGAAGTCAGCTCGTTAATGACGGGCGACATCCAGATGTATGACCAGCTGCCCAAAAAGCTGGGATACGACCGGGCCACTGTGGAGCGCCTCAAGGCCGAGGGGCGTTTCTACGACGACCTGATGCAGAAGCTGGAGAAGCTCTACGACGGCCAGAAGGTGCTGTCGGCGTCGCTCTCCAACGTCCAGAGCAACTTTGCAGACGTGTTCCAGACGATCGCTTCAGAAGGGGCGCAGGCGCTGGAGCGGGGCCTGGCGGGGGCGTTCAAGGCGGTGCTCACGCCGCTTGATCAGCTGCAGGGGAGTTTCACAGGCCTGCTGCGGGGGTTCTCGGAGGCCCTCGAGCCCATCCAGAAAATGCTGGGCGAGCTTGGCGGTTGGCTGGTCTCCATCAGTGCCATGGTCGCCTCCGTTGGCCAGGTGATTGTTGATGTGCTGTCGGTCATCAACAACCTGGTTGCCGCGGCCCTGATGCCCGTCCTGGAGGGGGTCGGGGGAACCCTGACCGTGATCGCCAAGGGCTTTGAGCTGATTGCCGCCGTGGTCTCTTCACTGCTGCGGCCATTGAGCGTTTTTCTGCGGGTGTTCAGCCAGCAGAACAGCCAACAAACAGATGGGTTCTTCGAGAAAATCATCGGTTTTTTCGATGAGCTGATCCGCTACGCAGAGGCCGCCGCTGAAATGGTGGCCAAACCCTTCGTCGCACTGGCCCAGGGCCAGGCATGGGTCCAAGGCAAGCTCACCGGCCAAAGCGACAAGGCCATCGCCCAGCGGCAGTCTGAGATTCAGGCTGAATTTGACAAGTCTCTCGGAGGAGGCGACGCGCCAGACATTCGCTCGCTCAAGCTCAACGAATCGACCACCAAGTTGCTTGAGGAGAGAGCGGCCCGGTATGGAAACTCGGAAAGCGCCAAACAGCTGGCGATACAGAAAGAGATCTCTCAGCTGGTGGGTGATCGGGTCAAAAACGAGATCNAGGCGCTGGATCAGGGGCTCAAGCTCATGCAGGCCCAAAAGAGCGTGCAGGAGGCCCTCAGCCAGCTGAACGACGGCCGCCGTGGCCTGGATATGTCCAGAGCCGGATTCTCTGTCCAGCTGGCCGCTTCCCCCGAGGCCCGCCTGGCCGCCGAGGAGCGCCGGAACGACCTCCAACAGCAGCAGGAGCAGACACGGATCAATGAGCGCCGGGCGCTGCTGGGCACCGAGCGAGAGATGCTCCAGACACAACTGAAGATCCAGCTNCGNCAGCAGCAGCTTCAGCAGGAGCAGCTGAAGATCCAACGCCTGGAGCTNCAGATCCAGCGGAACAAGGCTGAGAACGCTGCTCGGGACATTGTCAGCCGGATGCAGGTGCTCAATCCCAGCAGCCAGGAATATCAGTCGCTGAAGCGGCAATGGGTGGAAGTCGGCAAGGAGCTGAAGCTGCGGGAAGACCAGCTCAAGATCGTCAATCGAACGGTGCAGCTGGGTGAACAGCAGACCCAGACAATCCGGAAGACGAACGCACTAGAGGCCCAGCGTCTCGACATTCAGGGCGAGCAGCTGGTCGTTCAGNCCGACATGGCCAACCTCANCCGTGAGCAGCAGGCCACCATGGCCCGCATCCAACGGGAAGAGCAGCGGATCACCAACGAGCTCGAGGCCCGCTCCCAGGAGGTCACCAGGCAGATCACCGCGGGAGAGNCGCAGATCAAGCAGCTGCAGGAGCAGCAGAAGCTCGACGAACGTCTCCTCAAGAACGATCAGGCCCGTCTCGAGCTGATGAAGGCCCAGGCCGATGCCGCGGTGCAAACGGCTGAGCAGGAGCTGCGGGTGGCCCAGGCCCAGCAGGATGCCACGCAGAACCCCACTTCGGTGCGGGCGGTGGTTGGTGCCCAGATCGAGGCCCTGGCCGCCGGTGCCGCTGGCCTGGTGAACGAGGCCGCGGCAACCCGTCAGCTCTATGCCGCCAAGGAGCGTCAGCTGCAGCTGGAGCAGGACACCCAGCGGGCGCAGCTGCTTGCCCAGCAGCAACGGGAGCTCTCGGAGCTGCGGATCCACCAGCTCAACCTCAAGCGGATCCAGCTGGAGCAGAACCTGAACCAGCTCAAGCTCAACGCAGAGGCAGATCGACTGAGGCTCCAGCAACAGCGTGACGCCATGTCGGGCGGTGGCGGAAGCGGCTCACCTACGGCCGCGGCGGCTGTTGTGGATGGGGGCATCGCCAACATGCTCCCCGGCACCCGGGGCGGTCCGTACTGGAACGACGGGGTGGGCTACATCCCGCGCCGGGGCCGCAACCACAACGGTCAGGACCTGGGCCTCGATGTGGGGGACCCGATCCACGCACGTCGCGCCGGCAAGGTGGTTGATGCCTATTCCTCTGGGTTCGGCACGGTCGGAGGCGCCGTGGTGGTCCGCTACGACGACGGCAGCCAGGGCACCTACGGGCATGTGAATCCAGGGGTGCGGGCGGGTCAAGCGGTCGCCGCCGGCCAGCGCATCGCGACGGTGACCCCTGACGGCCAAAACACTCACCTCCACTACGAGCTGCGCAATGGCTTCGGGAAGCTGCTCAACCCGCTGAATGCCATCAAGGACAGCCTGCGGGTTGCCGCTGGCCAGGTGGCAGGTGGTGGTCTGCCGGCACCGGCAAGTGCCAACGCAACCCCCTCCAGTGGCATTGCCCCGAGCGTTGAAAACGCCCTCACAGCCAATGCCACCGCCCTGAAGGATTCGGCCGATTTGCAGGCGCAGACC